GTCATATCACTACGTCGATAACCTTGCCCGCGCTATCCGCTACGTCACGCGTCAACTCGTGGACTTGATTCCGAAGATTTACGATACCCAGCGTATCGCCCGAATCGTCGGCATCGACGGTGAAACGGGTACGGTGCGGATCGACCCGATGCAGCAAGAGCCTGTCCGCAAGATCGTGGATCAGGCTGGCATTGTCATCGAGAAAATCTACAACCCGTCTGTCGGTAAGTACGACGTAGCGGTAACGACTGGCCCGTCCTACCTGACCAAGCGTCAGGAAGCGATGGAGGCCATGTCGCAAATCCTGCAAGCCAACCCGAACCTTTGGCAGGTGGCTGGCGACTTGTTCGTTAAGAACATGGATTGGCCGGGCGCCCAAGAGATCGCTAAACGTCTGGCTAAGACGATTGACCCCAAACTCCTTGCTGACCCGGATGAAGACCCGGCGTTGCAGGCTGCTAACCAGCAGATTGAAGTCATGGGTCAGGAAATGCAGATGATGCAGGAAATGCTTCAGCGCGTCGGTCAGTCGATGGAAGCGACCGAACTGCGTATCAAGGAGCAGGAAGCCTCGATCAAGGCCTATGACGCCGAAACCAAGCGCATTGGCACTATGCAGGCTGGTATGAGCGAGGAACAGATACAAGATATAGTGATGGGGACGATTAGCGGGATGCTCTCCTCTGCTGACCTCGTAGCGCCTGTTTCACGTGAAACCGAAATGATGCCACCTGAAATGGGCATGGAGTTACCGCCGCAATGACCTGCGAAGTCTTTATCGGACGGCTGTTTCTGGCTCGGGATGTGACCCACAGCACCCACCTGAATACCCGTAACTACGCCAAGCACAAGGCGCTGCAAAAGTTCTACGAGGGCATCATTCCCTTGGCAGACACGTTTGCAGAGGCGTATCAGGGTCGGTACGGCCTAATTGGCCCGATTGCGCTGGCATCTGCCCAGAAGTCAAACAACGTACTTGACTTTTTGGAGAAGGAACTTAAGGAACTTGAGGAAATGCGGTATAAAGTCGTCTCTAAAGACGACGCTACCCTGCAAAACCTGCTGGACGCGATCTTCGAGTTGTACCTGTCCACTATCTACAAATTAAAGTTTTTGGCTTGAGGTATAGACAATGGAATTACTGAATCCGCTTAACGACAGCCTGTACCCGGCCAGAACTGCGGCCTACACAGGCACCGCTGGCTCTACGGCTACTTGGGACCCAGGCCCGGAAGGCGTCGTCGTGTGGTGTACGTCCGATGCGTATGTGTCAGTTGGCGTTGGCGTTACTGCCACGACCAGCAGCACCCCGGTTCCGGCTAACACGCCGATCCCGTTTAAAGTCCCGCAGGGAACAGGCGCTCCGTGGCGCGTGAGTGCTATCCAAGTGTCGGCAAGCGGCACTGTCTACGCAAAGCCCATTAACCAGAACTAAAGCCGATGGCTCGCTATTACGGCGTACCGCTTCGCAACGGCTTGCCTATAGGGCTTGGGTCAGTATTGTCTTTGCGAAAGCCTGGCGCTAGTGGCCCTGCCGCTGGCCCTCCAGTTGAATACCTTGTCGTTGCTGGTGGCGGATCTGGCGGCGTCGTGTTTAACAATACTCGTGGCGGTGGCGGTGGCGGTGCGGGTGGATTCCGTACTGGTACTAACTATGCGACTGTAAAAGGTACTGCGTATACCGTTACTGTTGGTGGTGGCGGTTCGTTCCTTTCTTCAGGTAGCAACTCTGTTTTTGACACCATCACTTCTGCTGGTGGCGGTAAAGGCGCATCAAGTGATGCCACGACTCCAAACGCAGCGGGCGGTAGCGGTGGCGGTGGTTGTGCGGGTTTCGGCCCTTCTGCGGGAGCCGCTGGCAATACTCCGTCTGTTTCGCCGTCTCAAGGTAATGCTGGTGGTACTTCCGTAACAGGTACTACAAATGGTGGTGCAGGTGGTGGCGGTGCTAGTGCCGTAGGTTCTGCAAACAGTGCTGGTACTGGCGGTGCTGGTGGTGCTGGTACAGCCTCTTCAATTACAGGTACGTCTGTAACTTACGCTGGTGGTGGCGGTGGCGGTGGCGGTAACGTCGCGGGTGGCCCCGGCGGAGCCGGTGGCGGTGGTAACGGTAGTACGACTCTAGGTTCACCGGGAACTGCAAATACTGGAGGCGGTGGCGGTGCGGGCGGTATATCCGAACCGGGTGGTTCTGGTGGTTCAGGCATCGTAGTTATCCGTTATGCAGACACATTCGCTGCTGCTACTTCGACAACCGGCTCCCCGACATACACGGTCGCTGGTGGATACCGCATCTACAAGTTCACCGGTTCCGGCTCGATTACTTGGTGATATATGGCGCACTACGCACAACTCGATGAGAACAACGTCGTCACGCAGGTAATTGTGGTGAGCAACGACGTATTGATCGACAACGGCGTCGAGCGCGGTGAACTGGGCGTTCAGTTCTGCGAGAGCCACTTCGGCGGCAAGTGGGTGCAGACCAGTTACAACGGCAACTTCCGTGGGAAGTACGCAGCCATTGGTGATACCTACGATGCGGTAACGGATCAGTTCGTTGCTCCGCCGCCCGTTCTTCCTGATTCGGAGTAAGACATGGCCGACACTAAAATCAGCGCATTAACTTCTGGCGCTCCGGCACAAGGCACGGATGAGACGGTTATTGCTCGCGGTGGCGCGAACTACAAACTGACGGTTGCCAATATCGTTGGTTATTTGGGAAGCCCGGTTACAGAGGCTAATGGCGGCACGGGCGAATCTACCTATTCCAACGGCCAGTTGCTCATCGGCAACGCTTCTGGCGGCTTGACCAAGGCGACGCTGACTGCTGGCTCAAACGTCACGATTACAAACGGCGACGGCGCAATTACGATTGCAGCCACGGGCGGTGGAGGCGGTGGCGGCGATGTCGTTGGCCCAGCCTCTGCGACGGACAACGCGCTGGCTCGATTCGACAGCACGACCGGCAAACTGATCCAGAACAGCACATGGACTGTGGACGACTCGGGCAGCGTCACGGTGACTGGCACCGGGCTGCGTTTCTACGCTGACTTCAGCAATGCGACTTCGGCCAGCCGATTCTGCTTCCAAACTTCGACGGCGAACTCCTCGACCGGCGTCTTTGCGATCCCGAGCGGATCAGGCACGGGCGCAACGTGGAGAGCGTTCAACGCTGCTGACCCTGACAATGCCGGGTACATCGACATCCTTGCAGGCTCGACCGCGCACGAGATCCGTGCCAGCAAGAACGGTTCTGGCAGTTACCTGCCGCTGCTGTTTAAGACGAACAACGCAACGCAGATGCGGCTCAACGTCGATGGCAACTTCGGTATTGGTCAGACTGCTGATGCGAACGTCAAACTGCAACTCGGTGGAACGCTGGCTGTAGACTCGGGCGCGTCAGTACACCAGAGCGCGAACGGCACGATTGCAAGTACCGCAACGACCTCGGCGACCGGCTACCAGTCGATCCTCAACACGCAGGCTGCGTCGTTCACGCTGCCCTCTTACTCGCACTTTGTCGCCAAGCAGGGAACGCTCGGCGCTGGCTCAACGGTCACGACGCAGTACGGCTTCTTTGCTGACTCTGGCTTGACCGGAGCGGGTACGAACTGGGGCTTCTACGGCGCGGGTTCTACGAAGGCGTACTTCGGTGGTGGCGTCGAGGATGCCAGCGGCAAGGTTCGCGCTATCCCAAAGTCGGGTTCTGCGAAGACGACCAGTTACTCGCTGGCTACAACTGACGTTGGCCTCTTCATCGAGGTTGGCTCTGGCGGCTCCATCACAATCCCTGATGCAACGTTCTCCGCTGGCGATGTGGTGTCGATCTTCAACAACACCTCAAGCAGCGCGACGATTACTTGCACGATCACGACCGCTTACATTGCGGGTACGGATTCGGACAAGGCGAGTGTGACTCTGGCAACGAGAGGCGTGGCGACGATTCTGTTTATCAGCGGCACGGTCTGTGTAATCAGCGGCAACGTGAGTTAATCGATGAGCGGGATTATGAATCTGCTGCTGGGCGCTGTCCCACAGGTAGTGCCTGACCCGTACTTTGAGTACACGACTCTGCTGCTGCCCGGTAACGGCACGAACGGAGCGCAGAACAACACGTTCCTCGATAGCAGCACCAACAACTTCACGATCACACGCAACGGCAACACGACGCAGGGTACGTTCTCACCGTTCTCGCAGACGGGGTGGGGGAACTACTTTGATGGGACGGGTGATTACCTGACGGTTGGAACCAGTACAGCGTTCTCGTTTGGCACAAGCGATTTCACCATTGAGTTTTGGACTTATAAAACTTCGTCTGCTAACGGAGTTATTGTAGATGGACGCGTTGCTGCGACGGCAACGCCTTGGAGCATTGCAATCAACGGTTCTGCGTTTCCGTTGTTTTATGACGGAGCCACGGAACACACTTCGTCAATAGCAGTTACCCTTAACGCATGGAATCATGTTGCTATTGCTCGTTCTTCTGGCACGTTAAAAATATTTGTTAACGGCGTACAAGGCTTTTCAAGCACCGTTACGACCAATCTTGACAGAACCGCTGGACTTGTTATTGGCGCAAGAGCCGCAGTATTCGACAATCTTTATCTTGGATATTTATCTAACTTGCGTATCGTCAAAGGCACGGCTGTCTACACTTCTGCCTTTACGCCTCCGACAACCCCGCTCACCGCAATCACCAACACCTCGTTGCTGACCTGTCAGAGCAACCGCTTCATCGACAACAGCACCAACGCCTTTGCCATCACCCGCAACGGTGACGTATCGGTACAGGCTTTCTCGCCGTTCAACCCCACGGCTGCTTGGTCTGCCTCGACGAATGGCGGCAGCGGGTATTTCGATGGGAGTGGGGATTATTTAACGATTGCTCGAAACACAGCCTTTATTCCAACAACAGGAGACTTTACTGTTGAGGCATGGGTGTATGTAAGTTCCTTGCAAGACTCAATAATTTGTGGGTTGCAAGAAACCGGGGTAGCAGCCGATTGGTCTTTTGCTTTGTTTAATGATGGAAGGATTACGCTTTTTATTGGCTCTACAGTAACAAGTTACTTTTCAACGGCAACATATAAAGTCAATCAATGGAACCATATAATGGCTTGCCGTTCTGGAAGCACTTTATATCTTGGCGTTAATGGAGCCGCAAACAGTACAACTGCAACAGGAAGCCTTGATAACTCAAGAACATATCCGCTTGCCATTGGGTCAGATCAAAACGGAGACGAATCCGTATTTTCTGGGTTTATTTCTGGATTGCGCTTCATAAAAGGGTCGGCTGCATACGCAAGCACAACCTATACTGTTCCGACGGCACCCCCAACTGCTATCACCAACACCTCGCTCCTGCTGAATTACACCAACGCAGGCATCTACGACGCTACGTCCAAGAACGATCTGGAGACGGTCGGCAACGCGCAGATCAGCACGACGCAGAGCAAGTTCGGCGGCTCGTCGATGTTGTTTGACGGGACGGGGGATTATTTAAAGTTCTTGTCAACTGCAAATGTGCAGTTTGGTTCTGGAGACTTTACGGTTGAAGCGTGGATTTACCCATCAACACTTGCAAGCACATACTATGCAATAGCCGGGCAGAGAACTGGTGACACTACGGCGACCATTGGCTGGGCCTTGTATATCAACGCTTCAAAAGCCAATTTTGATTTTTCAAATGGCACATCATCATTTACTGCGGCAAATTCAACAACTCTTTTGACAAATACTTGGCAACACATTGCCGTGACAAAATCTGGCAACAGCGTAACGGTATATGTCAATGGAAGTGGCGGTACTGCTGCAACCGTAAGCGGGGCAAACTCTGTGCCGGGGTCTTTAGTGTACGTTGGGTTTTTTTCTGGGTCGATTATTTCTGACTTTAACGGCTACATCCAAGACCTTCGCATCACCAAAGGCTACGCCCGTTACACTAGCACCTTCACGCCACCGACTGCGGCGTTCCCGCTTCTGTGAGGTAGATCATGGCACTCTATAGTTTCAAAGGCCACTACCCCGTCGAGCAGATCGACAACAACAAGGGTTGGTACGAGGTTCCCGCCAAGCCGGAAGCGGTAGAAGGTAAGGAAGTCGCGTGGCTTAACGGCGAGTGGGTGGTGCGTGACCCGAAGCCGGAAGACCGACCGGGTTTCCAATGGAACTGGAACCACGGCGAGATGGCTTGGGTAGAATGCGAATATGCGGTAACGCTGCCGGATGGCGAGATGCCTGTCCCAGCGCCGCCTGTAGATACGCAGCCGTCTGTAGCGGTTGCGGGTGCCCCTATTACGATTGATGGAGTGCCTGTGTAATGGCTGACACAATTAAGATTTCTCAATTAACGGCAGCAACCGACCCAATTCTTGGGACTAGCGTTGTTCCTGTCGTTGAGAATGGCGTTACCGTTAAAGCAACGGTTCAGCAGATTCGCACCTTTTTAACGCCGGAAGATTACGGCGCTGTGGGTAACGGATCGGCAAACGACACTGCCGCGCTACAGGCTGCGCTTAATGCCATGGCCTCCGGCGACACGCTGGAGATGAACGGCAACTATCTCATTAACGCTAGTTTAACCATTACCAACAAAACCCGTATTCGCATTACCGGTAAGGGTCGAGTGTTGCTAGGCACTGCCCCATCCGGCGCGTACATTTTTCAGTTAGTCGGCACTTGCGATGAAATTGAGATTGATGGGCTGACGCTAGTTGGTGAAGCCAACGCGGCTTATACGCAAACGGCTATTGGTTGCGACTCCGGGCAAACCATTAGCAATACCCGCTTCCATGACCTCAACATTAGCGACATCAACGTCGGAATAGCGCACAACGCAAACTTAAGCGGCAGTTGGACCAAAGGTTTTTGCTATTCCAACACGTTTAAGGACATTCTTGGCACTGTTTCCGGCAGCGGCTACGGCGTGTTAATGGCAAAGGCTACGCGTATTGCGGTTACGGAAAACGTGTTTGACAACTGTGGTCGCCACTCGATCTATCAAGGCGCTGGCCTCAACTGCAACAATGTCATCGCTAACAACATTGTGATCAATCACCGAAGCACGGTGGCTGATGGAAGTTTCCGCGCTGCGGCTGTAATCGCTCGTTCTAGCGATGTGACCTTTACGGGCAACAAGTTCTACAACTGTTACGACTGTTGCCTTGAGATTTCGCACGTCACCTCGGACGCTGCAAACTGCACAAACGTTCTTGTTGAGGGGAACTCCTTTACTAACCGTGGCAACGCGGTGCACACAATCCTGATTGGCGAACAATTAGCGCCAACCTCATACTCAACCAGTTTTATAAACATCTTCAACAACACGTTTGACGATGACTTGGCCGTCACCGCTGCGTTGCCGCCAAACATTTACATTCTTAATGGCACTAACATCACCATTGAGAACAATCGTTTTGTGCGCCGCAACGTTACCAGCAGCCTCTCGTCGTGCATCCTGTATGGTGACAACACCTACTTGAGTAGCAGTGCCCAGTTGAACAACTTGGTAACGCGCAATAACACGGCGACTTCGGACGCAAACACAGGGACAAACGGATTTATTACCGTTTGCTCCACGGCGGCTACGGGGTCTAACTATTACTGGGTAAAAGACAATTACGCCCAGAACTGGCCGAAATTGATTGCTTGGGATGCAACCCCTACCAACGTCAATTCGTTCCTTAAATTCCGTATCAATGTCACGTATAACTTTGGGTCAATTTCGGCTAACTCGGGAGCGGTCTACGCCGCAACCGTCGATGGTTGCAAACCCACCACAACGGTTTGGGGGCGACCGGTCTATTCAACCAACCCGTCTTCACAGAGTTATACGTTCTACGCCAAGGACGATGCGGTTAACGCCGCAATCATCCAAGTGGTCAACGTCTCAACCAGCCCCAGCGACCCGGACAACCAAACGTTTGTCCTGACGCTAGAAGACATCGAGCCGTATTATGGCTAATGTTGCATCGGCGCAACTTGTAAGTTAAAGTTTAACCGTACTGGTGCGTTTCACCAGGTTTCCGTAAGGAAGGTTATGTCGGACGAAAATGTAGTCCCTGAAGTCGTAGCGGAAGTTTCCGCGCCGGAACCGGCGGTCACGGCTACCCCGGAACCCGAAGTCGTTGCAGAAACGCAACAGCCGGAGGAAAAGCCAGCCAAATCGTTCTCTCAAGAAGAGTTGGACGCGATGGTCGGCAAGAGGCTTGCACGGGAACGTCGCAAGTGGGAAAGAGAGCAGGCGCTAAAGGCCACGCCGTCACAGGCTGAAGCCGCTGCCCTGCCGAGCAGAGACGAGGACCCGGACGCATACGCAGAGGCTTTGGCCGAGCGTAAGGCTACCGAACTCCTCGCCCGACGTGAGGCAGAGCGGGAGCAAATGGCTCTCCTAGAGGCTTATCACGACCGCGAAGAAGCAGCGCGTGACCGTTACGAGGACTTTGAGCAAGTCGCGTACAACAACGCTCTGCCTATCACGACTGTGATGGCTCAAACGATTCAGGCTTCGGAATTAGGACCCGATATTGCATATCACTTGGGTTCTAACCCCCGCGAGGCTGAACGTATTTCCCGCCTGTCGCCGTACTTGCAGGCAAAAGAGATCGGGAAGATTGAGGCCAAGTTGGCCGACAGTCCCGCCCCGGTGAAGAAAACAACCAGTGCGCCCCCGCCGATTAAGCCTGTCACGGCTAAAGGCGCTGGCACTCCGGTCTACGACACGACAGACCCACGGTCAATTTCGGCCATGAGCGCGTCAGAGTGGATCGAGCGCGAGCGTCAGCGACAGATTAAGCAGTGGGAAGCGCGTCGTAACCGCTAACTTCTTTTAGAGGACATTTAAAGTGGCTAATACACTTCTTACTATCGACATGATTACGCGGAAGGCGTTGGAGATTCTTGAAAACAATCTCGTGCTGACCCGTAATGTTAACCGCCAGTACGACGACTCCTATGCCGTCGAAGGCGCCAAGATCGGCACCACGCTGCGTATCCGCTTGCCGGACCGCGCTCTCGTGACCGACGGTGCTGCCCTTCAGGTGCAGGACGACAACGAGCAGTTCACCACGTTGACGGTTGCTTCGCAGAAGCACATCGGCGTGAACTTTACGACTGCCGAAATGACCATGCAGTTGGACGACTTTGCCGAGCGCGTGCTGAAGCCGCGTATCAGCCAGTTGGCCGCCAGCATCGACGCCGACGTTGCTAACTCGTTCCTGAACATGTTTCAGTCGGTTGGCACCCCCGGCACGACCCCCAGCACGACCGCTGTTCTTCTCGCTGCCCAGCAGAAGTTGAACGAGTCTGCCGCTGTGATGTCGCCGCGTTATGCCACCGTGAACCCGGCTGCGAACGCCGCGCTCATCGAGGGCATGAAGGGTCTCTTTAACCCGGTCAGCACCATCTCGTCGCAGTTCAAGAACGGCATGTTTGGCGAAGGCATCCTTGGGTTCGACGAACTCAACATGTCGCAGTCGATCAAGCAGTTCACGACTGGTAGCCGCACGGGCGCTCACACCGTCACCACGACTGTCTCGGCTCAAGGTACTTCGACCATTGCCATCACCGGCACTGGCACGCAGACCATCAAGAAAGGCGACGTGTTCACGATCAACGGCGTGTTTGCTGTTAACCCGCAGACCCGCGAATCGACTGGCTCGCTCCAGCAGTTCGTGGTCACTGAGGACGTGGCGGCTTCGGGTGGTGCCTACGCGGCTGTGAAGATCAGCCCGGCGATCTACACCTCGTCGGTTGCTCTGGCGACGGTTTCGTCGTTCCCGCAGGCTGGCGACACGATCACGTTCTTGGGCGGTGCGTCCACGCAGTACCCGCAGAACCTCGTGTACCATCGTGACGCCATCGCGTTTGCCACGGCTGACCTCCTGCTCCCGCAGGGCGTTGACATGGCTTCGCGTCAGGTCCACAACGGTGTCTCCATGCGCGTTGTCCGTCAGTACGACATCAACAACGACCGTATGCCGTGCCGTATCGACGTTCTCTATGGTTACTCGGTGATCCGCCCGCAAATGGCCGTCCGACTTTGGGGTTAATAGCATGAGTTACGTACTCGGCAATCTTCCAAAGCAGGCGGTCATCAGCGTTACGCTGTCACCCGCAGCCGTTTCCGCGAATACGTCTGCCGAGCAGACTTTCACGGTCAACGGTCTGTTGGCAGGAGATCACGTTGCGGTCAACAAGCCGAGCGCCCAAGCGGGCCTCGGTATTGTTGGCTGCCGTGTCTCGGCAGATAACACGCTGGCGATCACTTTCGGCAACTTCACCGGTGGCTCGATCACACCAACGGCGAGCGAGGTCTATCGTGTCCTCCTCAGCCGCCCGGATCGGGTTATCACCGATGGCATCATTTAAGAGGTAATTTAAGATGGCACTTCCTAACGGTACTAGTGGGTATCAGTACAATGCGGGCGCTCTTGGCGAGCCGTTGTTGTTTGTTCAGGGCGCTCCTGTCGCCCTGACGGCTGCTGCGACTGCAACGCCGGCTCAGTTGGCTAATGGCCTATTCACGTTCAACGGCACGGCGGGCAACCTGACGCTTCCGACTGTCGCTGACCTTGAGTTGGTTGTTTCGGCTGACAAGCCGGATGTGGCGTTTGACTTCTTCGTCGTGAACATCGACGCGGGTGCGGACGCCATCACGGTGGCAGTGGGCACGGGCTGGACGCTCGTGGGCGCTGGCGCTGTGTCGGCGGGTACTTCGGGTCACTTCCGCGCTCGTAAGACGGGCGTGGGTGCGTGGACCTGCTACCGCATTAGTTAATTGATATGCCGAATATCTTCCTTCGTCACCCCAAGCATGGGGAGAAAGTAGCAATCTCGGTGCTTGAAGCGCGGGAAGATATGGAGCATGGGTGGGAGGAGTTTGACCCCTCTAGCCCAGATGATTCAGAATCCCCGGTGTCGGCAGGCTTGTCGGCATCGGGGACTTCTGATAATGCACTAAGGGCGCGACGACGACGCCGGGAGTAATACATGGCAACCACCGCTGCTGACCAGATCAACGGTGCGCTGCGTCTGATCGGGCAATTAGCAGAAGGTGAAGTGCCTTCGGCAGCCACGTCTCAAGACGCCCTCGCTGCCCTTAACCAGATGCTTGACTCTTGGAGTACGGAGCGTCTGGCGGTCTACTCGACCCAAGATCAAATCTACAACTGGCAGCCGAACGTCCGGTTCATCACCATGGGACCGACGGGTACGTTCGTTGCCGAGCGTCCGATCCTCATGGACGACGCCACCTATTTCCGTGACGCCTCGACCAACGTGTCGTATGGCATCAAACTGATCAATAACGAGCAGTACAACAATATTGCCGTTAAGACGGTTACCTCGACTTATCCACAGTTGATGTGGGTCAATATGACCTACCCGGACGTGGAGATTTACATTTACCCAGTGCCGACCAAGGTGCTGGAGTTCCACTTTGTGTCGGTGCGTCCGCTGGCTCAACCGGCCACGCTAGACACTAACCTTGCGTTCCCGCCTGGATACCTGCGTGCGTTCCGTTTCTGCTTGGCCTGTGAACTTGCAGCCGAGTTCGGTGTCGAGCCGTCTCCGCAGGTGCAGCGCATTGCAATGACCAGCAAGCGCGATCTGAAGCGCATCAACAACCCGGATGACTTGATGGCAATGCCAGCGGCACTGATCGTCAACCGTCCGCGCTTTAATATCTTTACCGGAAACTTCTAAGTGAAGACGCCGATCTTAGGGTCGTCGTACGTCATCCGGTCGGTCAATGCTGCCGACAACCGGATGGTAAACTTGTATCCAGAAGTGGTGCCAGAGGGCGGCAAGGAGCCTGCCTATCTGCAACGCTGCCCTGGCTTGCAATATAAAGCCGAAGTAGGTGAAGGCCCTATTCGCGGGTTATGGACGCTTGGTAATTACCTGTATGTCGTGTCTGGCGATAAGTTTTATCGCCTTAACCAAGATTTTGAAACTTCAAGTTACTTGTTGCTTGAAGACGGGTTTCGCATTTTGCTGGAAGACGGCGACGACATTCTGTTAGAAAACGCGGGCGTTAATTACATCGGTTTGGTGTCTGGCACTGGTCCGGTGTCCATGGCGGATAACGGCACGCAGATATTTATTGCGGCCAATCCCGATGGGTATATTTACAACAGCGTTACGGACGCTTTCCAACAGATCACTGACCCGGATTTCCCCGGCGCTGTTACGGTAGGTTATCTTGACGGCTACTTTGTGTTCAACGAACCAAACTCGCAGAGAGTATGGGTCACAAGTCTATTGGATGGCTTGTCCATTGACCCCTTGGATTTTGCGAGCGCGGAGGGTTCGCCAGACGGGCTAGTCTCTCTGATCATTGACCACCGTGAAGCGTGGCTCTTTGGCACGAACTCGGTGGAGGTCTGGTACAACTCGGGCGACCCTGACTTTCCTCTCACCCGCATCCAAGGCGCTTATAACGAAATCGGCTGTATTGCCCCCTATTCGGTCGCCAAGATGGATAACTCTGTCTTTTGGCTAGGCGCAGACGCTCGCGGTCAGGGTATCGTCTATCGAGCCGACGGCTACCAAGGAGTGCGTGTATCTACCCATGCCGTAGAGTTTGCCATTCAGGGTTACAGCAACTTGGCCGATGCGGTGGGCTACACCTACCAGCAGGACGGCCACACGTTTTACGTGTTGAACTTTACGGATGCTGACACCACTTGGGTGTTTGACGCTGCAACCGGCGCATGGCATGAACGTGCAGGATTCCGCAACGGCGACTTCAAGCGTCACCGTGGAAACAACCATGCTCGCTTTAACGGAGAGCCGATTGTAGGCGATTACCAGAACGGCAAATTGTATGCGTTTGATTTAGACGTATACGCCGATGACGGGCAAACGCAAAAGTGGCTACGCCGCTGGCGTGCATTGCCGACTGGCGCTAATGACCTAAAACGCACCGCGCACCACTCGCTTCAGATTGACTGCGAAACTGGCGTGGGGTTGCAAGGCTATTCGTTTGACCAGATTCAGTACCTAGGTTCTGAGTTGCTGCAAATCCTGCAAACCGAATCTGGGCAGAACATCATTCTTGACTTGGATTACACGGTAGGCGCTAATCCGCAGTTGATGCTGCGTTGGTCGGACGACGGCGGTCATACGTGGAACGGTGAGCGGCAAACCTCGATGGGGCGCGTTGGTCAATACGGCACTCGCGCTATCTTCCGCCGCCTTGGTATGACGCTAAAACTGCGTGACCGTGTGTACGAGGTCAGCGGCACCGATCCCGTCAAGGTTGCCATTATGGGCGCCGAACTTCAGATTAGTCCGACGGCATCGTAATGGCACAAAACATCACGCAAATCCCTGCGCCGCGTGTTCCGTTTATTGACGAACGGACCGGCCTTATTTCGCGTGAATGGTTCCGCTTCCTTAACAATCAGTACCAACTGACGGGCGGCGGCACTACGTCTACTTCTATTGCCGACCTTGAGATTGCGCCGTCGTTGGCCGCTAACGTTGAGGACGAAGTTGCCGTACTGCGTACCCAAGTTGACGATTTGCAAAAAGGACCGCCTCGCTTTGAGCCGGGTCTAATTAACTACGGGTCGTTTTTCTCAACGCAAACGCAAGCCGCCACCGTCATTAACACGGCAAAAGCCATTACGTATAACAACGCCGACCCGGCTTATGGCGTGTACCGCGACCCTGCTGATAGCAGCAAAATTAAGGTTACTCGCCCTGCTATCTACAACGTACAGTTTTCTATTCAAGTTGATAAAACTTCGGGCGGTACGGGGCGGTTGTACATTTGGCCTGCCATTAACGGCACGGCTGTGGCTAACTCGGCGTCGTTAATTCAGATTCAAGGCAACAACGCTGAAATTTTTTCGGCGGCTAACTTTTTCTTACCGCTGTCAAACGGCGACTACTTTCAGTTGTACTTTTCCGTAGACGCCTTGGACGTGCAGTTGCAGCAATTTGCCGCTGCTGCGCCCGTTCCAGCCATACCTTCTATCATTTTGACCGTTATGCAGGTGTATGTATGACCGTTTACCTTTCAGCCTTTGCTGGCGCCGGAGCGCAGTTCTTTACCGACGACAACGAAGTGCTGTCGGGCGGAAAGATTTACACTTACGCCGCTGGCACCACGACCCCGCAGACGACTTACACGTCGGTGCTAGGCACGTCTGCTAATGCCAATCCCATCATCCTTAACTCTGGCGGCAGACTGCCGGAGGACATGTGGCTGTCGGAAGGCGTGCTGTATCGGTTTGTATTGAAAGACGCCAACGACGTGCAGATTGGCGAATACGACGACATCGGCGGCGTTAATGACATTTCCACTGAGTCAGTAGCCTGGTCAACTATTACCGGCACACCGACGACGCTGGCTGGCTACGGGATTACTAATGCGTTGACTTCAACGCAGATTGCCTCCACTTATGCCCCGATTGCCTCGCCCACGTTTACCGGCACGCCGTTAATTCCTGATAACGCCACGACTAGCGTTAATTACGCCGTAGGCTATCGAGAGGCTCCGCAGAACAGCCAAACGGCTAACTACCAGTTGGTGCTGGCAGATCGCGGCAAATCCATCCTAATGAACGGCTCGTCGCTGACGCTGACCATTCCGGCTAACTCGGCTGTCGCGTTCCCGGTTGGCACGGTAGTTATTATCGTCAACCTCAACGCTACGGCGCTCTCGATTGGCATTACGACCGACACGCTGACGCTGGCTAACAGCACGACGACCGGCACTCGTACCCTCGCGCAAAACGGCTTGGCGACCTGCGTCAAGATTGGCTCAACCTCGTGGCTGATCAGCGGAGCGGGACTGTCCTAATGGGCGGCGCTACCCTAGCAGCAGCGATTGCAGGCACGACCGGAGGGTCTGGTGGTGTCTTTGACTTTGACTCCGGGTCAGGGTCGGTAGCCATTCCCACTGGAGCCACAGGCGCAACCATTGAGGTATGGGGCGCAGGTGGTGGCGGCGGCTACGGGACGGTAACCAACATCTTTGGTGAGTTCGCCTACGAGCCGCAGGAGAACCCCGGTGGCGGTGGTGGTGGGGGCGCTTACTGCAAAGTTGTGTTGGTGCTGACTGGTGCGGATACCAATAAAACTATCCTGTACACTGTCGGCGTGGCTGGCGCAGGTGGGTCACTTGGCGATGCGGTAGGCGGCGCTGGCACTCAGTCAGTGGCGTATGCCGGAACGTATGCGCTGCCCGAGATGATCGCAACGGGGGGGTTTGGAGGCTACGGTGGCATCGGTATTTACGGCAGCCAGCAAGGCGCTGGCGGTACGGCGATATTTACGTCGCCTGCGACGGGTTCTAATGGTAACGGCGGAGCGGCTTTTACGCAGACAGGTGCGGCTGCAATCGCTGGTGTGGGTAGCCTTACTGGTGGCGCTGGCGGTGACGGTGGCGATCCGGTAGAGGGCGGTGCTGTTGGCCTGCCTGGGTCTAATGGCCGCGTCCGAATAGTATTTACATAGGTGACACATGGCAGTTAACGTCAAAGTCCTGATCCCCGCAAAGATTGCGGAGAACACCCAAGTAACTCAATACACCGCCCAGAACGTGTCGGCCATTATCGACAAGTTCACGGCGACCAATTACAGCGCTTCGGCGGCTACCCTGTCGGTTAACCTCGTGACGCAGTTTGACTCGTCGGGCAACCAGAACTTGATCATTAAGAACAAGACGCTGTTGCCAAGCGAGACGTACACGTTCCCCGAACTGGTCGGCCACGTCCTGCAACCGGGCGGGTTTATCTCGACGATTGCCGGTACGGCGTCGGCTATCAACATCCGTTCGTCGGGGCGAGAAGTCTCGTGACGACTGCCGAATACTGGCTGACGGAGAACTTTAGGGAACTCGGGCTACCGCCTGACGCGGCGGCTTGGCTGCTAGACCTATGGAAAGTAACGCAGGTATTTGACGACGTGGCTGACGGCGATCCGGTAGACCGGGCTGCGCTGGACAACACCGTGTGGCGCTGCCTCGTCAACATGCCTGCAAACAGTTTCTTTATGGCTAATGCTAGTCAGTTATTGCCTGCATTGGCTACGTCAATTTGTAAGTGGAAAGCGTCGGATGACGCTGAGCGGTCGGGTCGGGCGGACGAGAAATCGTTTGTCTGGCGTGCCGCCTATTACGACATTGTGTTGTTAACGGTGCTGTTGTGTCTTGGCCGTGAGTCTGCTATGGAAAAAGCAGGTGCGGTAATGGCACTATACGGCGAAGATTTTGCGAAGTATCGCGAGGAATTCCCTCATGCCTGAACCATCAATCGCTATAACAGCAGGCTCTAGCGTCCTTGGCGGCGCAATGAGTTCTCGCGCATCCAGCAAGGCTGCTCGCGCTCAACAACAGGCTGCCGATCAAGCAGCGCAACTTCAGCGCGAAATATTCCAAAAGCAGACTGAACTGCAAGAGCCTTTCCGTCAGGCGGGAATTTCGTCGCAAAACGAATTGATGCGGCTGCTTGGGATCGGCGGTGACGCTGCGGCAGCCGACTACGGAATGTTGACCCGTCAGTTTGGCGAGAAAGACCTTCAGATGGACCCCGGTTACGGCTTCCGCCTGCGTGAGGGCGAGAAGGCATTGGAGCGTATGCAGGCTGCTCGCGGCAATCTGCTTTCTGGTGGAGCAATCAAAGCCGGTCAGCGGTTCGGGCAGGACTTGGCCTCGCAAGAGTACATGAACGCCTTTAATCGAGCGCAAGCGCAGTTGGGTACGCGCTTGGGAACGCTTGGCAGCCTGTATGGTGCTGGTCAGGCTGCCGCACAGCAGGTCGCTGGACAGGCCGGACAGATGGGCGCCAACGTGGGCGACCTAATGACGCAAGCCGGGCAGGCTCGCGCCTCTGGTTACTTAGGTCAGGCTAATGCGCTGAACCAAGCCCTTGGCGGAGTTTCGGGCGCCTTTGGTCAATATTATGGCAGCGGTTTGTCGCGTGGCGCTTTGGATGAAATTCTTCCCGGTGTGACCGTTACGGGTCGCAAGTACTGAGGTGACGTATGGCGGTTATTGGAGCAACTCAAATACAGCCCGTAAACTTTCTGGAAGAATATGCCAGAGGGTCGCAAATTGGTGCTGCTCGCCGCGAGGTAGAGCAACAACAAGTTGATCGCATAAAAGCAACCCAACAACAGGATTTTTTGAATTCGCTTATTAAAAGCGGATTCGCTGAAACACCAGAAGGCCGAAACGCGTTGGCGCGTATTCCCGGTGGTTTTGGAATTCTTAAATCTTATGGCGAGTCGCAAGAGCAACTTGGCAAAGGATTAGAGGCTCAAACCAAGGGCTTGTCTGATAGGTTGCAACTTTGGAAGCGAATGTTACCTTCTGACGCTGCGGGCGCCGCCCGATGGGTTCAGTCTGCTTATGCCGATCCAATCGTCGGCCCGGAATTGGCAAAGTTGGGGACCAGAGAAGAAGTCATTGCTGGAATTCCTACTGATCCTGCTAAATATATGGAATGGGCAGAAGGCGTATCGATGTTTGCGGATGAGTACGCAAAACGCCGAACTATGACTGCTGAACAGTTATCTACGACAGAAACCGCCCGTCGCGGCCAAGATATTACGGCTGCTACTGCCCGCCGTGGTCAAGATATTGAAGATGCCACCAAGCGCCGTGGTCAAGACCTTGAAAAAGATACTAAAGAGCGTCAGCAAAATCTTGAAACGTTCTTTGGTAAAGATAAAACCGGAAAGGAAGCGGCTAAGGATGTTGCTGGTGCTGAAGCGTTCCAAGGTGTTATTGATGAAATGCGAACCGCTTACAATGAGTTGGATCGTTTGAACGCTATCCCCAGCAGCCAAAGGCGCACGGCTGCGGAAAACCTTGGCATTTATGCCACAGAGACTAGCGGTCTTGCTCAAATGGCTGGTCGAGCAACGGGAACGCCTGCTCAGTCTTTGCGTAATCAAGTTCAAAGCGCTCGATTGCGTTTGTTGCAAGGCATTAAAGCGGCAACAAACATGTCTGCTCAAGAGTTGAACAGCAACGTTGAACTCCAGCAATGGCTTGATGCTGTTACCAATCCGGCAAATGACATTGAATCCAATATGGCCGTCTTAAATAGCATTGAAAACTTTGTTGCTACAAAGTCTGGTAAGCAAATGTCTGCGAAGCCGAAGCCAAAACCGGAGGCGCCTCCGTCATCATCAATCGACGCGCTGCTTGAAAAATACAAGTAGTAGGGGCTAATCATGGCAACTACCGAGCAACTTGAAAACGCCCTTCGTAAGGCAGATGCGGCAGGAAACACTGCGGACGCAAAAGCGTTAGCAGCAGAGTTGCGCCGTATGCGTTCTGAAGCGCCATCGGAAATTCCGCAGCGCCGAAGTTTTGTCCAAGATGTTGCTGGCGAATTGACTCGCGCAGCCGTTCCTTACGTTGCGGCTACTGGTGTTGGCGCAGCCTTGGGCGGGCCTTATGGCGCTGTTGCCGCTCCCTTGGCGTTGGCAGCCGGTGACATTTTGGTTGGTGGCGTATATAACCCCGTTTTTAGAATGATGGGAGCGCCTACCGCGCCCACTCCATCGGAGTCGTTTCAAAGCCTTGCAGAAAGAGTTGGAATTGGCGCTCGCGGGCAAACTTCAACAGCCCGTACAATCGGCGCCGTCACGCAAGGCGTCTTAGGTGGCGGTGCTGGCGCATTGTCGGCTCGTGGATTGTCCGCTGCGGCTGAATCGCCTTTTGCTCGAAATGTGCTGCAACAGATGTCTACTCAGCCACGTATGCAAATGGCTGTGGGCGGTGCCGGTGCTGGCGCACCTCAAGTGGCCCAAGAACTCGGGGTTAAAGACCCGGCTGCCTTGGCTGCTACTGGCGCTGTCGCCGGTTTGTCTGCTGGCAGGCTTACGTCGCCCAAGCCGCCACCGAGAGCGATTCAGCAAGAGGCGTTGCAAACCCAAGTGGATGACGCTTACGCCAAGATTGATAAGGCTGGTGTTTCGTTTAAGCCGCAGGCTGTCAGTTCTCTTGCGACTAATGTGCGGGAGGCTCTTGAAAGCAATCGCTTTAATGCTGTTCGCCATCCACAACTTGCAACCGCGTTGGCAGAACTTGAGTCTGTTGCAAACGACGCAGTAAAAAGAAACACGCCACTTAGCGTTAAGGACATAGACGTTCTTCGCGGCGTCATAAAAGGCGCCGCTGGTAGCGCAAAACAGCAAGAAAGCAAACTTGCTATGGATGCCTCCAAGATAATTGACGACTTCGTTGACAGTGTTGTTCCCACAAATGTCAGCGCCAACCTGAAAGAAGCCAGAGCGCTTAACACGAAGTTGAGTCGATCTAAAGAAATACAGAAGAGAATTGACAAGGCCTCTCTTTCGGGAGCCGAGCCTGCTGTTGCGTTACGCAGGGAGTTTAGATCGCTTGCGAATAGCCGTTTAATGAGGACGTTTGAGCCTGAACAGAAAAACGCTATTAAAGCGCTCGCAAAAGGCAATAAAGTTCAAAACTCCTTGCTTACGTTGGCTAAGTTGGAACCTTCGCTTAATTTGCGCGGATTGGCTGCTGGCTCGCTTGCTACCGCGCTTGGAATGACGGTTAACCCGTATGTCGGCGGAGCATTGGCTACCACTGGTATTGCTTCAAGAGCCATATCCAATCGTTTGGCGGAGCAGCAGGCCAACCGTATTGCCGCAATGATGCGCGGTGGCCCATACGTTAAAGATTGGCGCGGTCAGCCAATCCCAGAAGCGCTTGTCCCTGTTGCCGCAACCGCGCTGCCGCAATAAAAGCATTTTCGGAGTAATAACGTGGACGACATGCAGGTTCTTTTTAACATCATTCTAGGCGTGGCTGCGTTTCTTGGCGGCTGGACTGTCAATAACCTGACGCGCAGCATCGAGCGACTGGATAAAGACATCCGCAGTATGCCGTTGACGTATGTAACGCAAACCACGTACCAGCGCGACATCGACGACATCAAGTCTATGCTCGGCAAAATCTTCGACAAACTAGACGAGAAGATGGACAAATGAGTGAAGACATCGAATTGCTGAAGGTGCAGATCAAGGCTGAACT